CCTCCGTGCGCCGTGTCCCTCCGACGCGTGTAGGGCTTCGAGTGCGCGCGTGTTCAGGCGCTGCAGCTTCGCCAGGACCGCATCCTGAATCTGCAGTATGTCGCTCTGCGTGCGGGCAAGAAGCGCTTCGTCGAACCAGCAACGAATATGCGGCGATCCAAGGATGAGCGCCGTCTGCTGCAGCGCCGCAGCCGCTTCGAGGAGCTTGCTCTCCGCGTATGCCTCATGATCGCCGTCGACGCGCAGGACCTTGCAGGGCTGCACATCCTCACGGATGAGCGTCGCGTCAGTGTTCAACGCCTCGATGCGAGTAGTTGTGCAGCCCCCTTCTCCACAGAAGATCATGCTGCGCCACCTCCGACCACGGCCTCCTCCACAGCGGGGTGGACGTAAATGTACATGCGGGTCCGTACCATGCGCGCAACGCCCGTTTGAGGGCGTTTGAGTTCGCATGAAAGGAGGTGACAGGCATGGCGAAAGGCGGAAAGAGCGGAGGCGGCAAGTCCTCCAAGGGCACTTACCGAAGCGCCGTGACCGGACGTTACGTCACGGCCGCTTACGGTAAGGGCCACCCGAACACGACCGTCAAGGAATCTGGCAAGTGATCTGCTAATCGTGTTCTCCCGGTGGGCGGGTGCCCCGGCACACGGGTGCCCGCCCACCAAGCTTTCATTCGTTCTCATGAGAGTTCTCCATGTTCTGACGCATCCATGCGTCCAAATCTGCGATCGAGTACCGGACCAACTGACCGCGCTTCGCGTACCGGGGGCCGTCCCCGGCCCGGCGCAGCGCGTACAACGTGGACTCAGACACCTGCAAGTAGTCCGCCGCCCCCTTCGGTGTTACCCACCCCGGGGTCACGAGGACTCACCCCCCAGCTCCGCCGCGTCGCTGTGCATCACGCCGCGTCACCGCCGTCAATGGAGCTGTGGAAGGCGTGGAGGATGACCGTGCCCGTGCGCTCATCCTGGATCGCGTAATCCTCGGGAGCGGACGGCGCGGCCGCGAGCGCGGAGCGTCGCTGGGTGGCGTCGCGCTCGTCGGCTGCGATCTGCTCGATGTAGGAACGGTCGAACAGGTACTGGCCGGTCTGGCCGGGCATCTTCTGGATAGGAGCGATGCGGCCTGCGCCGATTCGCTGATGCACAGTCCTCTTGGAGATGCCGAGCATGTCGGCAACCTCAGAGACATTCACAAGCTGATTTGTAGGCATGTGCATAGCATTGCATGGTTTTCAGATATGCACAAGTCGGCATGTGCATAGGTTGCGAATTCTGCACATGTAGGGCGCGCCTCAACTTTGCGCGAAACATTGCATGAGCACCCCAGATATGCGAAACTAGGCATATGAGCACTTCAGTCCAAACCCTCGCCAGCACAGGCTTTGTTCCTCAGTGGACCATTGGGGACCGCCTGCGCAAGGCACGCGAAATGACCGGCCTTACCCAGGTCCAGTTCGCCGAGCGCGTGGGACTCTCGCGCGCCACGGTCAATAACAGCGAGCTCAACAAGAGTCAGCCGCGCAAGTCCGTTGTGCTTCTTTGGGCAATGGAGACCGGCGTCGATCGCGACTGGCTCATGACCGGCTCCGCAAACAATGAAACCCCCGACCCTGATGGGCCGGGGGGAGAGCTCCTGCGGTTGGATTCGAACCAACAACCGTCCGGTTATCGGCTTGGTCACAATGTTACCTTTTTGTTTCCTTCGCGCCCGAGCTGGGATAACACCGACGATCTTCCTTCCATCGCCTAGATTACGGCATCTTTCCGGTGGACACGCTCGCACCGTCGCGAGACAGTGAATCACCCACCAATACTTACCCCGCAATGGTCGCAACAGGGGGCCTGCTCATCCCCCCTCCCGCGAGCGCGGGGCGCTGCGAGAGAACTAGGACACACAGATGACACCCCTCTGGGACTGGGACACGGCCGTCGCAGACTGGACGACCGCCATGCAAGCTGCTGGCCGTTCACCCCGGACGATTCGTCTTTACACCTGCCACCTGCACAAGGTCATCCGCGAATGCCCCGACGGGCCTGCCTCCGTGACCTCGACTGACCTGCGCTACGTGCTCTCCGCGGGGTCGTGGAAGCCGGAGACGCGCAAGAGCGTGCGTGGTTCTGTCACGGCGTTTTTCCGATGGGCTCACGGAGCGGGCTTCATCCCCGTCGACCCCGCGCATGGGCTGGCGGCCGTGCGCGTGCCCGCCGGCGTCGCCCGGCCCGTCCCTGACGACGTGCTCCACGACGCGCTCGCACGGGCTGATGAGCGCGACCGCACGATGATTCTTCTTGGCGCTTACGCGGGCCTGCGCTGCATGGAGATCGCGCGCGTCCACTCCCGTGACTGGGACGGGACCGGCCTGTACGTGACGGGCAAGGGCGGGAAGACCCGATATGTTCCGGTTATCCGCATGGACCTGCGCCGCGCCCTGACCGCCTGCCACGGCTACCTGTTCCCGGGGCAAGACGGCGGGCACCTCTCGGCTGGGTACGTCTCGAAGCGACTCGCGCGGGCGCTCCCTGCTGGCTGGACCGGGCACACCCTCCGGCACCGCTGCGGCACCGCCATGTATGCAGGTACCCGTGACCTCCTGGCCGTCGGAGCCGTCCTTGGACACGCAAGGCCAGAGACAACCCGGCGTTACGTGCGTCTGCCGGACGACGCACTCATTAGCGCCGTGAAAGCCGCCGCATAAACACGAAAGACAGCCCCACACCCTCAAATTTGGGTGCGGGGCTGCCTTCATCTTCTACGGATGGACGAGGGAGGGATACGAGGCCATCAGCCCCGTCGCTCCCTTCGCGAGCGCTTGGCGCGCCTGCGAGTCGTTGACAATGATGTGCGCGATCGTCGGCTTGCCTGATGCGTTCAGGCGGTTCCATACGTCCGCGCCGGCGCTCCATTCCATCCCGATGACATCCCACTGGGACAGGTCCGAGGTCGCGACCTCGTTCGGGTAGAGCATCGCCATGACCTTGTAGCCACGGGTCTTCGCGCGCTTCGCGCCGGTGCCCTTCGCGAAGACCTTCCACAAGACCCTGCGCTCAGGGTGCCCACCGAACGTCGTGTCCAAGTAATCGAACAGCTGCTCTTCGGCCGCCAGGTCACCCGGATTGCGTTGGTCTTCCGAGGACGTGGTCTTGTGGTCGATGGCGAGCACGATGTCATCCGGCACCTGATCGATAATATCCGTCAGCCGCATGAAGCCACCCGAGGCCTGGCGGAGCGTGCGCAGCGTCGACCACGGGGTGTTCCAAATCTGGTAGTCCGTGCCCGGCACCGTCCTCGATGTCTTCCAATCGTGGATAGCGACGAACTCGCCCGAGGAACATCTCCTCACGGACAGCTCGAGCGCCTTAAACCCGGCACGCAACGAAGCGGTAAGGCCCGCCTGCGTGAACTCCGGGAATTCGGTCCCGCCCATCCGATGACTGATGTAAAACGGGCGCCGCGACAGGAAGGCCGTCACCACATCCTCGCCCGCAGGAATCACCGGCGTCGACGGAGCACGCAGCGACAGGCTCACATCCCCACCCGCGCGCCGACGCACGCGCACGACACCCGCCCTGTCACCGCCTGCACGCCGGCGCTCGTAAACGACGAGGTCAGGCATGCGCAATCACCTGCACTGCAAGACCGTTAGAGCCCTGCGGGTTCGGATACGTGACAACGAGGTCCGCAGGCTGCGAGCCCGTGCGACGCGCCAACGTCACCGTCTGATAGTTGAGACCCTCCTGCGACGCGAAGGCGACCTTTTCCCACCCTGCAGAGACAGTCACCTGCTCCGAGGACTCAACGGCACTCGTTCTCTCGAACGCGAAGCCGAGCACAACGCCTTCGCCCGCGAGCGCGGGAGCCGTGCAGGTCGTGGTCTCGGTCGGCGGGGCCTGGCGCTTCTTGACGTCGCCAGCCTTGATCGTGGAGGCTCCTCGGATCGAGGCGGCTGCCCAGCCGATCTCCGCATTCTGGCTCAGCGTCAGCGTAACGGTAGGTGCCCATGGGCCGGTGATGACGACGGCGCGCATCGTGCCGACCCAATACGGGGCGACAATCTGGTCCCAGCCCTGCGGGACGGTCAGGTTCGCCGGCGTGCCCTGTGCTTTCTCGTTCAGGCCGATCACGATCTTGTCGCCGGCCTTGCCATCAACCTTGATCGTCACGGTCTGGCCGACGACCTGACCGGCTGCGCTGGCGACGAGTGTCGGGCCAGCTGCGGGGGCAGGCCCGGGAGTCGGGGACGGTGCAGGGGTAGCGCCAGAGACGAGGAAATAGAGCGTGCCGTCCGGGAGGGCCTGCGCTTCGGCCTCTGTCGAGCAGACGGTGATGCCGACGCGCTTCAGGGCTTCGGTGAGTTCGGCCTTGGTGGCAAGGCCCGTGAGATCGCTCGTATGGGCGACGCCCGCCACGTCGGCCTTGGTCGCCAGGCCCGTGAGGTCGCTCGTGCGGGCGACGCCCGCAACGTCACTCTTGGTGGCGTATCCGGCGAGGTCCGCGCGGCTCGGGAGTTCAGCGACCTGCTGGCGTGTTGCGTAGCCTGCGAGGTCGGCTCGTGTGGCAAGTTGAGCCAGGTCGGTGCGCTTGGCGTATTCGCCGAGGTCGACCTTTCCGCCGGCGGAGGCTCTGGCGAGTTCTTCCTTGGTGGCGAGCGGTTCGATGGCCTTCGCGATCGCTCGGTCTGTGCCTTGCTTCGTGTAGAGCGTGGGCTTTGCCATGGTTAGCCTCCGATTGTGATTGTGTCCCCGTCGTCAGAGACGACGCCGCTGATGGTTGCTGTGTCGCCGTCACCGGAGACCTGCACGTCTGGGGTGCCGGTCTGTGGTGCCGGTGTGGGCGTCGCCTCGCCGGAGAACACGCTGGCGAGCGTGTAGGCCATTCCGGGCTTCAGCGTGACTGTGGCTTCTCGTAGTGTCCGGCCGGGGACGCTGAGGCGCAGGTGGACCTGCGTCGGTTCCGTGAGGTCGAGGGGCAGCATGATCTGTCCGCGCGGGTTCGCTGCCCGAGAGACGGGGCCGACTGCCATCAGGGACGTGGCCTCCCCCGTCTTGGTCTTCAGGGTCGCCGTGATGTAGGCGAGGTGCTCAGGTGAGCCGTCGAGGCGCGTGACGTTTCCACTCACGATCGTTCCTCCCATTTATCTACCTTCTCCTGTAGTCTGTCGAGGCGCTCATGCAGTCTGGCGTGGGCGTCGTGCGCGTGTTCGTCAATGGTGCGCTGCGAGGACTCGCGTGCTGTCCGCTCGTCATGGAGCTCGGCGGCCATCTTGGAGCCGCGCTCATCGATTCGTCCGACGCGCGCTTGCACGGAGCTGAGGCTCTCGCTGTGCGCGTTGAGAGTGGCCTCCATTCGGGCGCCCTGATCGAGGAGGCCCGTCACCTGCTTTGATAGAGCGCCGATCTGGTCCGATACAACCCAGACGGTCTCAATGGCTTTGTCGAGGTCGTCTCTGACATTCGTGTCGTGATTGTTCTTGATTTCCTTATCCGCGCTCTTCGCAGCATCACGGGCCTCAGACGCGGTCTCCGAGATGTGCGCGAGCCGCGCATCGAACATACGGCCGACGTACCGTAGGCCCGCGACGACTGTCGCCGCGGCGGCGCCCCGGAGGGGGACCCCCACCGCGAGCCGGTCGAAGCCGACGAGCTCGACGTGCTCCTGGTTGGCCCCGAGCGGCTCAACAACCCGGCGTTCCGCGAG